TGCTCGGCATCTATTGCGGGACCACCCTTGCTGGTCGACCAGATGGCATTATCTGGACCCATAGGCAAGCTCTTATCCGGCCGATAAAGGTTGTGGCTCGTGTCAGGTCTTTCCTGAACATCAGCAACAAACTGCCAGAAATCCTTATGCCAGAACTCACATAGCGGAACTCCGTTTCGCCGGATCTGCTTCCAGTACAGATAAAGGGAATGGGAAGACCGCTTGCCCCAGTCTTTCGGTCGCGTCACGTCGATGTGACCATGGCGGCGGACTCGCCGGTAATGCAGATCGCATAGTCCTTTTGCGATTTCCGGCCGATCGCATCCAAAAACACCGCACCGCTTTGTCGTCTGAATCATGAAACCCTCCTTTGCGAGAGGGTTTCATTATAGGTTCGATTGGACCGAATGGAAAGTTAATAAATGGACACCTAGACCCCGGGAGTTCCGAACGCGCCACGCCAGTCGCTCCAAAAAGCAGAATATCTCTCATAGCATGCAGCTTTTGCGTTTTTTGTGTCGAAATCGTTGTCTTGATCAAAGGAAATTTTGTCTCTCTCGAAGTATTGTAGTCCTCTCGGAATATTCGTCCTGATGAACCACGCCGTTGCCGACGAGAAATAGTGATTCACCTTGATGCCCCGCGGGAACGCTCCGGTGGCGCGCAGCACGTTGATCGCGTTGTTCGCGGTGTCGTTCTGCAGTACCGAGTGGTAGATGCGGTTTGCCTCGAACCAGAGTTGTGGTGGCACGTTCAGGCTCATCGGCAGGCCGGAGACCTTGAGCCCGCGGTTGTTGTTCATCTGCATGATCTGGATGACCAGATCCTCGACGGCGGTTTCCGACAGATCGGCGGCCGTGGTGAGCAGGTTGCTCTGGTTGCCGGACAGCGTGGGATGAGCGGTCGAGAACAACTGCACGCCATCAGCGCCGGGATAGGACGAGTTGAACCCCTGGTTGTAGACGGCGGCGAGGATGTTTTCCTTCGTCTGGCGCATCGAGAACGCGAGCTGCTGGGCGCGGCGCTTCGAGACGACCTCGTAAAGATCGTCCCGCAGTTCCTCGAAGGTCACGATGTAGCCGAGCGCGTAGGCCACGTGCGTATAACGGCTGACCGGCCCCTGGACCTCGGTGTCGTAGAAGATCTGCGTGCCCTGGGCCTTGACCGGCGCGAGCCCGAAGCCGGTGATTTCCGGCTCTTCTTCGTACGCCTTGTCGGACGTATCGATGTCGAACAGGTCCGGATACTCGGGCACGTGCTCGGAGTAACTCCGTCCCCACCAGGCCCGTATACCAGGCCAAAGAGCCTTGGGGTGACTTCCTGTAGTGATTATGGCCATCTTTTCGCTCCATATGCGAAATATTCGTCACAGGAAGTGTTGTTTCCCGTTGACCAGGCTTCGGCGCTTTGGTATAGAGAAATCGGACTGACGGTGCGCGCCGAACGCAGCGCCAGTCCTGACCAATCAAAGTGCTGGAGGCACCTCAAATGGCTACCAATGAACCTCCGGATGTCGCCGCTTCGATCGAGGAGGCGAAAGTGAAAGGCTTTCGGTTTTTCTGCACCGGAGAACCCTGCCGCAACGGTCACGTTGCCCCGCAGCGCGTGATCAATTATGCATGCATTGAGTGTGAGAGAGCGTCCCTCAGAAGGCGACGCAAAGCGGCGCAGGCGGAGAAACGCGCTTCCGGGCCACAACCTTCCGAGCCTGAACGAGTGATCAGTCGGAAAGACGCCGCAGCGAGAGGACTGAAACGGTACTTTACCGGCTTCCCCTGCAAGCGTGGCCACATTGCCGAGCGTCTGGTCTCTGACAAGACCTGCGTTGTGTGCGACGCTGAACGTCGGGTTAACGACCCGTCCACCGCTGCGCGTCTCAAGCGGTATTACCGGGCGAACCGGAATAGAATGATCGAGCAAGCCAGGATCTACGCCACCAAAAATGCCGGGAAAGTCAGCGAACAACGGGCTGCACACCGGATGGCCAACAGGACCCGCATCAACGCCAAGATTGCCGAATGGGCGAAGGCCAATCCTGCCAAGCGTCGCGCCAAGGAGCGCGCTCGGGAGGGCCGCGAGCGTGGCGCCGAAGGCACGCATACCTGGGCCGACATCGAGGCCCTGAAGGTCGCTCAGAACGGCTTGTGCGCGGTGCCAGGTTGCGATCGTCTCCTCGCCGACGGATTCCATGTCGACCATGTGATCCCGATCAGCAAGGGCGGTTCCAACTGGCCGGACAACCTTCAGTTGCTTTGTCCGCCGCACAATCAGAGCAAGGCGACGAAGGACAACATAATCTGGCTGCTTGAACAGGCCGAAAAGGAGTGACGCGGCGCCCATTCAGATACCGGTGCCGATCGTCCACGGATGGATGCCGAAGTTGATCATGGTCAGCCACCGGGCGTTGGTGCCGACGGCATTGTCAGTTTCCTGCAGCAACTGGATGATCCGCATCTGCAACTGCGAGGTCGACACGGTCGAACTGTTCAGCTGCCAGCCGGACTGACTGGTGATTGTCGACCCTGTGCCGGCGACAAGGCTGACGTTCCGGCCGGACACGCCAGAGACCATCGCGCCGTTTTCCTGCACTGCGTAGAGCAGAGTGGGATCGTCGCAGACGTACACGTAGGCCGCGGTTGACGCGGGAAGATAAGGGGTGTTGCTCTGGAGCAGCGGGATTGTTGCGATGCCCGCATTATTGGCGATGCCCATGAATGCGCCGAGAATGGGATTCGTGGACGCGGCAGTCGAGATGCCGACGGTCTGCACGCCATTTCCATCGGAGCTGTTCGTCACGGTGATGACCGGATCGCCAAGATAGAGCGCGGTGGCATTACCGGACGGCACATAATAGACCCGCACAGCGTTGGCATACGGTGCCCCGGAGCGGTAGGCATAAGGCTGGAGCCCGCGTGGGCTGTTCACGTTCGCCATGGGTCGGAACCCTCAGAGATTGGATGTGAGAAAAGAGCGGCGAAGGCCGCTTTCCGTCAGTCGTCAAGTATGGGATTGCGGGCCTTCTCGCCCAGTGCGCCCGGTGGCGCCTTCGGTCCTGCGGCCTTCTCGGCTCAGCGACCGGTAATTTTTACTCTGGCGTAGCTGTTTTCGACGGTCACGTCCTGGCCTTTCTCGCCGGACTTGATCATGCTCAAACGCCGCTCCAGAGCCTCGGCATTCTTTGCCATGTCCTCTTGATACCATTCAAGAGGTATTTCCATCAAGTAGCTGTTTCGACCGCGCCCATCGATCACATCGGTGATGCGCGTGACCGGTTCGCCCGATTCAGGATCGCGGACGTGGTCGTAGCCGGCTTCTTTGAACCGGGCGATTCTGCCGGCGCGGTCATTGGCCCAGTAACGGCGGTATCCCGGCCGCTCGGGATAGGAAAGGGTCTGTTCCTGATCACCGAACGGCTTGCGCTCGGTTGCAGTCGCGGGACGCCGACGCGGAACATCGATCGGCGTATCAACGGATGCGGCAGGCGGCGCGACCGGCTCAGCGCGTTCGCCGAACAGGCGGTCACCGTCGGCAAAGCGCGACTCGGTTTGCGTATGGTGCCCGGAGAGGCCGGTCAGCGACTGGCCGCGGGCTGCGGCATCGGCAGCGCGTCGGTGATCGGCGGCCTCGCCGGCGAGGAGATCACGGAGTGCCATCGTCAGGTGCTCGCTCTCATGATGTTGCAACAGGGCACAATGATAGTCGCTTTGGCCGGGTCTGATTCTGCCGGCCCAATGTAGATGGCGCGACATAGATCAGCAAAGTCGCCGACAGGCCGCGAGTCAATCCATCGATCCCAAGAGGCACTACTGTCCTCGGTCGAAGGGTGCCAGACGGCTCGTTCGATTGCGATAGCCCCATTCGGAAGGCTCTGAGCAAGCCAGTGGACCGTTCCGCTCTGTGTCTCTTCGGGTGGCCAACATGCCATCGTCAGGCTCCATCGCAAGAATTAGCAGAGAATTTGAACGGCACGCGTTCGACCCGCACTACTGCAAGCGGCTTGCGCTGGTTCCAGGCGGCGATGGCATCCGATTGTTCCGGACGTTCTGGACCGGTCGCACAGCAATCTTGAGTGACGCATTCGCAATAATAGGACACATCGTAGTCCTGCGCCCAGGCGATGCAATACTCAATCTGCTCGCGGGTTGGTCCGTTGCAAAGCAGCTTGGCGCTCCCACCACAGAATGGACACGGCGCTATAGTGGCACTATCCATCAGCGTCAGGCTCCATCATCCTGGAATTGTGACCAGTAATCCGACGCCCATTGGTCCTTGCTGAGCGGCTCGTGTTTGATTCCGCGAGTCTCATTGTAGCTTTTCAGCTGCCCCTCGTACTTCGCATAGGCGTCCTTGGATTCCTTCGGCATGGTGTCGAAGGTGAAGCGCTGAGCGGTCCGTCGTGTCGGCACGGATGCGGAACTCGGCGTGACCGAGGCAGGCTCCTGACGTCGGTCGTCCGGGTCGTGGCCATTGGCCACGGTCGCGCGGAACTTGTCCGGGAACCGGGCGCGCAGTTCCTGTTCGACGTGCTCGATGTGCTCGGCGAGGGGCACATTGGGCTGCGTTGCGCGCAGGCCGGCCAGTACGGTATCCGTATATGCCATCATGATCTGATCGCGATCGGTGCGTTGCTGCGATGGATCGTACCAGCGATGGGTTTCGAGAAACCGCTTTACCGCCGGGTGATTGGCGTCGCGATGATCCTCGACAGGTCCCGGCGGCGGAGTCGTCGTCGTCTCGCGGCGCGGGACAACAAGCGGCGTATCGGCTGGTTTCGTCCGTTCAAGTTCATCGCGCTGCGCATCGAGGCGAGAGAAAGCAGCTGCGTCGCCCGAAGCGACAGCCTTCTCCATTTCGGCCTTGATATCGCGCTTCGCCCGTTCGTAAGCCCGCTGTTCCGACGTGCGCATCATCTGCGTCATGGTAGCAACGGTCCCGAGTGCCTCGTCCAGTTTGCCGCCAAGTTCCTGCCGGGTGCGATCGAGCATTCCTTCGGTACGCGAAAGGCGACCCGCCAGGACGTTGTTGCGTTCGGCCAGAATCGCCGGAGTTTCGATTCCTCGCGCCATGAACGTGTCGGCGGGAACCCATTTGGCTGGATCACCTCTGAATTCGGCGAGCGGCTTCCAGCCCTGGACGCGGGCAACGGCTTCGACCGCCGGGTCGGGCGGCGGCGGTGGGGCGGTATCGGTGACAGTTGTTTCGGAATCGCTCATGCCAGCACCCAGTTGTCGTAAGCCGACTGATTTTTGAAGACCAACCATCTCCTATTGTTTGGACCTCCAAACATCTTGACATAAATCGGCTCTACACCTTCTTCGGCCCAAGGGTTATAAAGCGGGTCATCCAATGGCACCCATTCCCAGGTCTTGCCTATAGTGGCGTAATGCCGAGCCTCTCTCGTTGTTTGCGTTTCAGACATTATTCGGCCGCCTCCATGACCGCCATTGGTTCCTCAATTCCAGAGATCGAACGATACTCCATGACCCGGTACATCAGGCCGTCACGACCGATGTGCTCGGAGCCAGCATACTTCACGAAGAATACCCGATCGCCCGGTTCGGGTTTTTCCGATGTCCATTCGAACTGGCCGCGGCTGTCCCACAGGAATGCCTGCGCACCTACGGACACCAGCACGCCGGTCGTCGCGGCGGAAGCCTGCCGGTCGCGTGCCTCTTCCGGCAGTAGGATGCCGCCTTCCGTTTCAGCCGGGGCCTGATCTGGCAGTACGACGACCTTGTCGCATAGCGCGCGGATGCCCGATTCGTTTGTGCCGGTCCATGCTGCGGCGCCGTAGGCACCGAACTGCGTGAGAATGAAGCGGTCCTGCATTAGTTTCCTTCCGGCCCTTTCTCCGAGATCACCAGCCTCGCCGTGACGAAACCCAGATCGATCTGCATGATTTCGGCCAACGGCGACTGTGTGCGAAGCAGGCTGCCCTGGTCCATGGCGAGATAGGTCGTCGACACAAACTCAGGCTTCGACCGCCAGTAAAGATGCGTGCCTTCGACTTCGGCAGCATAATCACGGAACTCATCGAGCCACCACTGCGCCGCCAGACCTTCGCTGCCGAACAGTACCGGCGCTGTTGCCAAAGGCTCTCCGCTGCCGAAGCTGGTCAGTGTGACGTACGGCTCGCCGCATGGAGCTAGCATCATGTCCCGAGGTCCGTCGCCACGATACCGCCCGTCCTGGTCGACGTAGTCGACGGCCATGCCGATCTCGTTGTGAACGGTGAACCGTTCCTCGGCCTGGGAGATGGCTTCGGCGAGGGTCACGAGAACTTCTCATCGACAAGGCCTGTAGCCTCAAGGGCAACGCGGACCTCCATCGCGTAAAGCTTCCAAGCCGCGATTGTTTGATGGATTATTACATGCCCTTTTGGACCGATCTCATTGTGCAGGTAACGAGCGACGTGCAGATCGGGATCGACGCCTTCGAATCGACAAATCGCCCGGCATGCTTTTTCCACCATTTCATCCGTAATGATCACCCCCGCGCCTCCAACCCGTAAAACACCCTGACCTGCTCGAGGCTGAGCGCCTGCAAAAACTGCGCGCCGATCAGCGCACCGCGCTGCTGCTGCTCCCACTCCGGCGTCATTCTGAGATTGGCCCATGCGGCAAGGACCTGAGCCTCGATGTCATGCCGCAGGTCCGCCAGATAGCGGTTGAGCACCAGGTCCGTTACCGGGTTGTGGCGCCATAGGCCCCACTGTTGAGGTGTCAGTTCCGCCAGCAACGGAGGGACCTCCCGGTCCGGCCGGGGACTGGAGTCCGCCTGTATCTGCGGCTGATAGGTCGGCGACTGCGCCAAGTTCTGCCTTCATCTTCTCGATGTGCGCCTCAACCCACCCCAATTGCACGTCGTTGTCAAGTTTCCGGACCTGCGCAAGGAACAATTCCGACTGCGTAAGCTCTTTGATGATCAGCGCCTTGTCGTGCTGCTCGCGGAGCATCAGATCGATCATCTCGCGCTTCTGCCGGATATCCAGTTCGCGGGCCTTCAGCACGAACCGCGGATCCGGCTGCGGGGGCGTCTGGTTCATGTAGGTGTCAGCATCGGGAATCGAGGCCGCCACAAATGCGTCATGTATGATCTTCTGGCCATTCACCCGCGGGTCGTCCTTGAATCCGAGCAGGAACTGCGCCCGGCCAAGCCGCTGCATGTCAGTGACCATTTGCGGATCGGAGATCGGCTGGACGCCGGCGCCCTTCTCGTAATCCGCCCGGGTGATTTCCTTCCAGTCATCGCCGTCCTGGTACTGAAACGACCGCGCGCCATAGACCCGGTTGAGCCGGTACAGCTTACGAAACTCATAACCGAGCGAGCGGTGGATCCGCTTATAGATTGCGCTGAACACCTTCAGACCTTGCTCGATCACCGCGAGCGTGGTGATGCCGGAGGTGTTATCGCCGGGCATATCGCCGACCATGACATCCTTGACCGAGGCGACACGCTCGCCGGCCTCGACCAGGAATTCGAGCAACTGCATCAGGATCGCGTTTGGGCCAGGGAAGGGAATCGGGAAGACATTGTCCCGGATCGTCCCTCCGATTGCGTTGACCGGCTTGTACTCGCCCATCTGGAAACGGACGTTCCCGGTGTTCACCGAAAGCCCCGAACCGATGAAGCCGCCGCCGACGATCTGAAGGTGACCCGCGTCGAACATCTGATTCAGCGTGGTGTTGACCGCCTCGTTGATCGGATAGAGCAAATGCCCGAAACCGAGATCATAGACCTTCGAGTCCGGCGAAGGAATGAAGCCGTACTTGGTATAGATTTCGATTTTATCGATCTTCCGGATCCTGCCATCCGAGGTCCAGTGCACGCCCTCCATTTCAAAGCCGGCGGTGATGCGGGCCAGTTTACCGGAGTCGCGCGCCACGGTGACGATGTACGGTTCATCGTAGCCATCGCCATCGAGGTCATAGCGTCGATGCTGCTCGAGGAATGTGGTCGGGGCGTCTTCGTCCTGCTGCGCGTTCGGGTCAGACCGGACATCCTGGTTGCCGGCCATGCTGTCGTGACCATATTCTGCGGCGCTCGCGGCGCTCGGGGCGCCTTTTTTATAGTCCACAAACAGCTCGGACCGGATCATCGTCTCAATCTCGGTCGGATAGAGCCGGATCGATTCGGTATGCC